ACCTTGAATGATGGCAAGTGTCCGAACAATACTGACTTAGCAGCAGTTCCAACAGCAGCAACATTTGGGTTCTCGAACACTGGGTAGCCAAGTAGTGTAGCTGGCTGTCCTGGGACTGCTGAGTCGGTCCAGATGTATGAACCTGCATCATCCTTCATCTTACGAGCAGCAGCAATACCGGTCTTGCTCATCTGGAATCCCAAACCTGGGAGCACTCTGGCTCCGTCTGCAATTCCGTACACTAGCGTGATTAGATCTTCGTACTCAGCAGCAAAGTTTGTTGCTGTTCCACGAACTACTGATCCAGCAGCAGCGGATAGCTTTGTGGTTAGAACATCGTTGACCTTTAGACCAAGTGAGGTTCCAAGCTGCTGTGCAATGTAGCTAGTGATGTCGAATCCAGCGTCAGTCACAAGTTCCTGAGCAACCTGAACTAGAGCTCCGTACTTCTCTGCACCAAGGGTGATGCTTGAGAAGGTTGGGTTGGACTCTGAGATGGTTCCTGCTGCTGCTACTGAACCAGAGGTTGAGGTTGCAGTGACAGTTGGGATGACTAGGTTCTCGCCAGAGGTGGTGTTGAATACCTCAGACACAGTTAGCATTGGGCCAACTAGCTGTGCGATAGCAAACACCTGGTCAAAGAAGCTCTGGCCAACAGTGTTAGTCGATGGAACTAGGGTTCTGTTCTCGCGAACAAACTCGTGTCCACGAGTTTCACCCATAGCGATTGAGCGAAGGATGTCTGCATCTGAGTTAGCTGATGCGTATGCGGCTGGAGCGAATGAAGCAGATGCCTCGGTTGCACGAGCTTCGCGGTCTGCGATTGAGCGTGCGGTGTTGATAGCTGTGTCGGCCTGGTCAATGTCAGCCTCGATACGAGCAATCTTTTGGTTTTCTTCTGCAGTTAGACCACGCTTTTCAGCCTCAGCAATGTCAAGAACTTCTCTTGCCTGTGCGATGAGGTTGTTGCGAGTGTCCATCTGCGACTTGATAAAGTCGGACATGATTCTCATTTCATTAGTTTGATAGGGGGATTTCTGCGGTGCTGACACTCAACAGATACGGCGGTGCTAACACTCAGCCGTTGCTACAAGTTTATAGGCAGAAAAAAACCCCAGCTCAGGAAGGGGGCCGAGCTGGGGCTAAAAAACTCGTTAGCGAGTTTCTTTTATGTCAATAACCCTTGCTTCTTTGGCTGGGTTATTTGAGTTCTTGTTGTCTAGTTCCCACACAGCTTTTGCAAGCTCATCGGCGATCTCGGCAACAGCACCGGCAGAAGGGTTGCCAGCAGCGTTTAGTATAGCGGCTTTGATTTCATCTCTAGTGGCCATGTTTAGATTCCTTTCAGTAGAAGGTCAAACTGTTTTTTCTTGATGTCCAGCAACTCAAGGCCGTTGTCAATAACAACTTCCTCGGACTCTGGCTGGGCCTTTAGCTTGCTGACAACATCGGTGATTAGGCTCGCCTGAGTTTCATCGAGCTCATCGCCAGACTCTAGCCTTAGCAGTGCATCAGCAAGCTTGTCTGGGTCAATCGCCTGGTCGGTAGATCTAACAGTTGCGGTGGTTGCCGGATAGGCAGCGAACGACACAATACTTGCCTCAAATAATCTGACTGATTCCAAGGTTCTTGTTTTCCCATCTGGTGACCATGAATCCTTGATGACATTGAAGCCAAAGCTCATGCTGTCAATAACCTTAGTCCTCAAAAGCTCGGCAACATCTCTGCCTCGGGTAGTGTTTGGAAGTTGAGCTGTGACCTTTAGGCCTCGCTCATCCTCAACAAGTTGCATGGTTCCACCGCGAAGGGATGCCAGTGGCTCACCTGCATCATGGTTCCAAAGTAGCTTTACCTCGTTGCGAGATTGCAAGGAACGCCTAAAGGCACCAGGGGCAACATACTCGATGAAGCCACCAAGGTCCTCGGATGGGCTATTGAATACTGAGGCATAGCCGGTGAAGCTCATACCATCACCCTCAGCCCTGACCTCGAAGTCAGTGGTGTTGACTCTTACCTCTGGCTCTTTAGTCTGTGGGCCGTCAATCTTTAGGGCAATCGCTCTCGCAACATCTAGCCACTTGTTTTTATTAGTCATCCTGGTAGTTTCCTCTGCTCTGATTCTAGCAACAACCGAATCAGCGTAGTCTTTGGTTCTCTGTGCAGCTCGCTTAGATGGACCTGATCCCCAAAGCAAGTGAGCAACAACACCGGCTGATGGGTAGTTGTCTGAGTTTGGGTTGGCATCTGGGCTATCTAGGTCAACAAGGTGTCGAGCAATCCAAGCTGCAATTCTTATCCACTTATCATCGCTGACTGTGCCTTCTGCCATAGCTCTGGCCTCGCGGATTGTGCCATCGGTAACACCATCACCGGCAAGACCTTGCTCGTAATACTCAAGCCCACGCCGAGCTGCTGCTCTCATGTAAGCAGGGGCATCTTGGTTGATTGCTCTTATCTCGCCCATGTAATCGTCATCTGGGTCATCATCGCTCTCGTCTGGTTCCCAAGCGTTGCAGTAGTAGCCACCATCAACAAAGTCATCCCACTTCTCACACCAAGCTTTAGTGCCATCCTCGTTCTGGCGTTCCTCGTTGAAGAAGAAGCAGTTGCCACAAGCTCGACCCTCGGGGACATCCTCGGCTAGTGCAGGTCGGTAGTTATCTGGCAGCTCTCTTGTTGTTGCTCTTAGCTCTGTAATCTTGTTTAGGGTAGAGAACTTGTGTCCGACTAGCGTGTCGGTTTCAGCCCAGCCATCCTCGCCCTGTCGGTAGATCCTGATAAGTGCAGCAGGGTCATCAGGTGTTCCGGTAATTGTAAAGCTAGAGTCAGGCACATTTATCTCGCCATCTCTAACAATCCTTGTGATGCGACCTTGGGCAACATTGTCCCCTGAGCCCCAGCGAACAAAGTCCCCGACACTAAGCTCATCTGGCTCTGCTCTAAGCTCGCCACCAGCGGTAATGTTGTAAGTTGCTGGGTTTATCATTACTTGACCTCGTATGCTGCTTCTGGGTCCTCTGGGTTGACCTGTGCGATTCCTTGTAGCTGGACTGTTGGTAGACCTGTGTGCTCGATGGCTGGCAAGCCCATAACCGCGAGAACATCGGCAGGGTCAAAGCCTGAGTTGACTAGCTTCTGAGCCATTGTGACTCGCTTGTCTGTGGCTACTAGCTCGGCTGCGTCAATGTTCACATTGGCTAGTGGCACTCGGATAATCTCACCGCCGTCAACTGGTGGTAGATCCTCAAGTCTGCGGATGTCGTTGATGGTTAGGTATCCAGCTTGTAGTCCTGTTGAGTAAGCACCGAAGCGTGTTGCAGCGTCACCGCGAAGTAAGCCATCGAGTGTGAACTTGATAAAGGCTGTTGCTCCACCTGGCTCTGCTGCCATCAAAGGTGTGAAAGCTGACTCTAGCTTCTGAACGATTGGTCTGAGAGTGTGAGTCACAAAGGCGATGTTGTTTTGCTCAACGCTTGAGTAGGTGTTTGTGCCTGGCAGACCTAGCAGGTGAGGTGGGATGTTGAACGCTCTCGCGACATCCTCAACAGCCATTCGGCGTGAGTCAATAAACTGTGCCTTGTCGTTTTCAACTGTGGTCTGGACAAACTTAGCTCCACCGGATAGCACTCCGGTCTTGTGGGCTTTTCTGAATCCTTTGTGTCTTGCATCGAAGCCGTCAACAAGGTTCTTAGCTTGGTCTGGGGTTAGGTTGCCAGGGAACTCGATGATGCCGTTAGTGCTTGCACCTTGACCAAAGAATCTAGCAGCGTAGGACTCTAGTGCGATAGCAAGTCCGAAGTTGTCCTTGAGTGCAGTCACTCGCGAGATGCCTCGAATCTCACCTGGGCGAACTAGATCAGGGATGTGGATGATTTCATCTTTAGTAAGTGGCTTGCCTTCACCTTCATAGGTGTAGATAACTGAGCCAACTTTGTCTTTGCGAATCTCTACCTTGGCTGGGTTTAGCACTGTCATGTTTACAACGCGACCTTGGCGATCCTTGAAAGTTCTAACAAAGCCGTTGCCATCAAGCAACATAGAAACAATTAGTGAGCCATAAAAGGCCTCTTTGGTGGTGTCGATGTCTGGTTGCTGTACCCACGCTGGTCTAGGTCTAAAGGCAAAGCGAGCACCATCTCTGCGGATGTAAGAGTCAACAGGCAAGGTCGAGATTGTGTCAGAGATAAGGCTGACCGCTGAAAAGATTGCGTTGACCTTGAACACAGTTTCGTTGTTTACGATTGTGCCTGACTGGTTCATTACATCGAGGTCATTACCTGAGCCCCAGACAGTCTGGAAGCTGATTGCTCGCTGCTCAAATAGATTGTTTAGCACTTAGTTATTTCCTTTCGGCAGCAAGGCCAAACAAGACCAAGAACACGCCACCAACGATTAGTCCGGCTGGGATAAACATGAGTCCGACCCCAAGGGTGACTGCTAGTGCTCCAGCGATTTGCAATGAGGTTCCCATGACCGCCTTAGATAAAGAATTGTGGGACAAGTTGTTCGTCCTCTACTCTACCAACTGTTGCCCTATCAAAGGCGATGATGGCAGCTACAGCAGCGTCAATCTTTCGAGGTGAGCCTCTGTGCTCTTTTACTATTCTTGGTCCCAAGCGGTCGATCTTGACAACCGAGTTGCTTAGGTGTCGCTCAAGTAGTGGGTTGCCATCGTGATTCATGGTCTGTTCGGTCACCGAGGTGTAGAACTTTTGGCAAGCAGACACCATCCGCGAGGGGCTGGTTGAGGGAAACTCGATAACAGGCAAGCCCATCTCAAGCATGGCATCCATAGATCTCTGCCAGCGATAGGGGTCACAGGCTATCTCTCGGACAGTGTGAGTTGAGCAGAATTGGATGATTTTGTCCTCGACCTCTTGGGTGTTTACACGCCAATCATCGGTGTCCTCGGGCTGTTTCTCCCAGGTGTGAATCATAAACAGGTAAGGTTTCTCATCCTCTTTTGGTATCGTGCAACCTACCAAAGCTGTGCAGTCACCATTGAATGAGCCGTCAAAGCCGATGATGATTTCCTCATCAGGTAGCAACTCACGCTCCTCAGATAAGGGTTGCCAAGTGCCGTTAGGCAGCCAAGCGTTCATCGAGCTGACCCATTGGTTGAGTCGCTTAGTCCTAAACTCTGGCTCCGGTGTTCGCCTTACAGCAGACTCAAAGTCATCGGCAGATACTAGGTCGTTGTAGCCAGGGTTGGCTGACTTCCAAACATCAGGGTCGCGATGATCTGCCTCATCTTGTGCTGCCCACCAAGCCATAAAGAAAGCTGAATCCTCAACCTCACCACTGGCAACTCGCTTGCCGTATTGGAATAGGTTGTAAGCGATTGAGTCTTGTCCGGTCATGTCGGTCTTTTGACCTGCTGTGGTGATCGCGATTAGCTGACCAAGCTTGCCTCGGTTTCCCATAGCAAGTTGGAACACATCAAACAGTGTGCGGTCTTTGTGGGCGTGGAGCTCATCCATAATCACTCGGCTGGGGTTTAGACCCTCTTTGGAATAAGCCTCAGCAGATACAACTCGGTAGACAGAGTTAGTGCTGTTGACAAAGATGGCATCTCGGTACAAGGTGCAAAGCTCAGACAGCTCGCTAGTTTCCACCATCCTCTTAGCCTCGCCGAATACGATTCTTGCCTGTTCCTTCTCGGCTGCAACTGAGTAAACCTCGCCACCCTCAATGCCCTCAGCAATCAAAGAATAAAGACCAAAAGCAGCCGAGCTTAGGGCAGACTTGCCGTTCTTTCGAGGCATCCCGATTAGGGCAGTTCTAAACTTGAGGCCATTATCGGGGTCTTTGGCGTAAACATACTTGACTAACTCTCGTTGCCAGGGTCTTAGGCTCAGTGCTTGGCCAGCTTTGCCAGCGACTCCATCCTTACCGATAGATCCAAAAGCCTCGGTAAACTCAATGGCATACTCACCATCGCCACGTTCGATTGAGTCAGGGTCAACAGGTGTGAGGTAAGCAGGTGGCCAGCTATCCACGCTGTGCCTTTTTGGTCATTAGTTCCTCAAGCTTGCTCATCTTTTTTACCTCGGCGAGTCCGAGTCTGGACCTG